ATATTATCCTATGCTAACAAGGAGTAAATTTGAGCACCAGTTTTACCAGCACCCATCAAAGAATTAAACGCATTAGCAGTTGTATTTCCTGCTGCAACTTGTCCTGCTGCTAAAGCATTACCAGCTCCAACAGAAGTATTGTATGCAGCTTGACCTGTACCAGTAGCAGCGTTTTGACCAAGATTTAATAATGCACCTAATTGTCCAGCGTTAGTTGTGTATTGACCTAGAGCAGAGTTATAGTTTGTCTGATACATACCCAAAGCGTTTTGTAATTGCTGATTGTATGTATTACTTGCCAATCCTGTCGTATAGTCTGACAATGCTTTTGCTTGTGCTCCACTACCCAATAAACCTTGACCAGATAATGCATTGTTTACATTCTTTTCACCTTGTTGCAACGTAAACTGATAGCCTGGTGTGTTTTGCAAATTAGATGCATCAAACGTAAATGGATTAAATTGAAATCCTTTACCTGATACACCTGATAAGTTTCCAGAAGTATCAAAGCTAGGATTGTATCCAAGTGAAGTCAATAATTGAGGCAATACAGCAGTTCCAATTGCTGAATAAGGAGCAAGTTTGTTTTGAAGCATTTGATATGCTTGAAGTTGTGCATTTGCTTGTGTTTGTGCAGCTTCTGTTGCAGCTTGAGCTTGTTGATTTGCTCCAGTTATGCCACCGAATATCTGACCTAAAGCGTTTCCTATAAAACTCATAATTTGCTCCCCATCAATACCATTGAATGAAATTTGCCATCTCTCATGTAGGCATTGGCAATTCTGCCTTCTTCAATCAAACCTAGACGCTTCCCCAATTTTAATGCACTTTTGTTCCAATCACCAATAGGTGCAAGAAATTTTTTTGTGCCTCGTTTTTTCATCTTTTCCATACATTCTTCCACAAATTCCTTAGTATGTTTGCACTTCAACATACAAACATGAAGTTCTTTCATTGTCGGTGTTACTGTCCTAAACATTACAAATCCATGCTCATTGACAAAATACTCATCCGACTCACAATAACCATACTGCTCTTTACTTACTCCATCAATTCTGACTGACTCCCAAACTCGGTCATTATGCATAATTGACGTAATAAACTCCTTAGACATTGTATGCAATCATTTCCACAATATCGCCAACATTACATCCGACACCTAGAACCACAGAAGTGCCATTTGTAGCCGTATAATCCGTTCCATTCAATAAAACACCATTGACAAAGACTTGAACGTAACCTACGTTATAAGTCGCACTAAATGTCGTTTGACTTGCAGTCGCTGTAAATGATGTTCTGACATATGGAGGTTTCCAAGTTGGTACTCCACTTGCCACAGTTAATGTATAACCTGTTGTTCCTATGGCTAATTTTGACAGAGTATTTGATGCACTTGCGTACAAAATATCGCCAGTTGTATAAGAAATCTGGGCAGTTCCACCATTAACAGCAGGCAAAGCCGTTCCTGAATAACTGATCGCTAAAGTTCCACTTGTAGTAATTGGACTGCCTGAAATACTTAAAAAACTCGGTACAGTCGCAGCTACAGAAGTAACAGTTCCACCTGTTCCAGTAGCATTAATGGTTATTGCAGCAGAACCGTTATAAGTTGTTCCTGAACTAAAACTGACACCAGTTCCAGCAGTTAAACTAAATAAATTACTGCCTAAAGCAACACCTGAAATCGTGCTATTGGTTAATTGACTGTTTCCAATACCTGACAATGTGCCACCAAGCGTTAAAGAACCACTAGAAGTAACTGTTCCTGTTAAAGTAATACCATTGACGCTTCCTGTTCCTGAAACGCTTGTAACGCTTCCTGAACCTTTATTATTAAATGTGTTCCAGTCGGTGCTAGACAAATATCCACTACTTGATACACCAGCTTGTGAAATGCTAACTGTCGGTGTATATCCTGACGTTACAGAAATAGGAGATGTTCCTGAAACAGACGTTACATAGTTCAAGGATGGAATATCAGCAGAAACTAAAGCTCTAAATGTAGGAGTTGCAGCACTACCTGTTGATGGCCCAGCAAACACAGTATTTGCCGTTTGTGTAGTCAAAGTTCCTGTTAAAGTTCCACTTGTTGTAACTGGTGAACCTGATACAGAAAATATAGATGGCAAAGACAATGCTACGCTAGTAACTGATCCACTACCTTTATTATTGAAAGTTGTCCAATCAGTCGATGTTAAATAACCACTTGCAGATGAACTCGCTGCACCCATACTGATATTAGGTGTAGTACCACCAGATGATAAAACAGGTGAAGTAGCTGTAACAGATGTTACATAAGTACCAGATGGTTGTTTATTGTTAAATGTATTCCAATCCGTTGAACTTAAATAACCACTTGTTGTTGCAGACGATTGTGTAATACTAATATTCGGAGTTGTACCACCACTTGAAGATATTGGTGCAGTTCCTGTAACCGATGTTATTGTTCCACCAGAACCAGTTGCACTTAGTGTGCCACCAGTAAATGAAACTCCTGATCCAATCGTTACATTTGAGAACCCACCAGCACCATTACCATAAAGTATGCTTGTGCCACTCGTAGCAGGAGCATAATCCGTTCCAGATAAAGCAGCAGATATGGCAGTTCCATTTCCTTTTAAAAGTCCTGTAATCGTTGTTTTCATCGTTACAGTTGCATTGCTTGTGCCATTGACTACAGTACCAGCAAATCCATTTGCAGAACTTATCAAAACTGGCAAAGAATAATCTGCTCCTGAAGTTGCAGCAGACAAAGCCGTTCCGTTACCTTTTACAAGTCCTGTTACTGTTGTCGATAAAGTAACGTCAGCATTTGTTGTTGTATAAACAATATTGCCTGTAAATCCATTTGCCGACAGAATATTAACTGTTTGTAGATATTGTTGCTGAATCTGCGTTAAATTTAATGGAGGTGTTTGATCTCCACCTGTTCTTTGGTACATTTGCACCAAAAACATTAGCCAGGGCACACTTAAATTATTATTCGCATCAACAAATGGAATATTAAGGACTGGTAAATTGGATGCAAGATTAGCCATTGTTTGGTAATGCATCTACAAACGCACCAGATAAAGCCGTTTTAGTAGGTACACTCCAAAAGATTTCAAATACTCGATCTCTTGCCATTCCTAAACGATTCCATTTGATGCTTGTAAGATACTGTCCTTCTTGACCTAAGTTTTGCATAACTGGATTGCTATACGTCTTGCCTCTGTCATCTGACCAACGTAAATTAACATTTGTTGATTGATTTAAATATCCATTACCAGATTCCATTTCAGCAATAAAGCTACGATAATGCACACGACTTGATGCGTCATCTTCCATGTGATAAAAACCACGCACTCTTATTATTGGTTGCCCATTATCTGTGTAATTGTTTTGGTCAATAGCATATAAATTACCATTTTGCCAATCACCTACAATTAATTTATTGTAAGCAAAAGCAAAGCAATTTGAACGATGACGATTAAACCCACCATTGTTATCAATATAATTCCATTCATTCCATTGATTATTGGACAAGTCATATACCCATGTCTTATTAGCTGTTGGGAATGTAACTACATAAAAGAAATGTCCGTTCAACTCATAGGTATAACCAATAGCATCAGATAATGTTGGATAACCTTGTAACTCATTATTGATAGCAAATGTAGAAATCTGTTGTGCTGCAAAGTTAGAAGTCTTACAAATAAACGCTTGACCTTGTGGAGATTGTGCTACCCAATACAATTCACCATCCATTTGTGCTATTGAATTGGTTGCTGCACATCCGTATTGAATAAACGAACCAGGCAATCTTCCAAATGGAAATGTCGTGTTACCTTGATTAAACCAAACTTCAGTCGTTGTTTCACCAAACAAATATAAATAACGTCTTGTAATACCAATACCAACTAATAAATCCGAGAATCCTGTAGTCGATGCGTAATCAATTGGATCAAATGTTGTTGTATTTGGCAAAGAAATATACCATTCTCTTGTGCCAATATAGTTCAATACAAAGTAGCCATCAACATAATTAACTTGATTGCCACCATAGAAACCAGCTTGAGTAATTTGAGCAAACGCATTATTTGCTAGATGAATTGTCCATCCATTGTTTAACGTACCATCGACAAGTATTAAATCAACGCTATTATCGACCATTGAAACTGGGCCACTAGATGATGTAATTGTTCCTAAAACGGTACAAACATTTGAACTACTAATAGCATAAACAGTATTACCACATACACCATAGAGTTGATTATTGGTTGCAAAATATAATCCTCTCCATGAATTAACGGCTACATTAGTTTGTAAAGTTAAGCCTGGTGTTGGATAGTGCGTAAATGGAAATACACTTGTTTGTGGATTCGCTTCCAAGTAAAGATTAACACATCGCTGTGCAGACGCTATAACGCTTCTTGCTTGATAAGCACCATTGGATAAAGCTACCTTCGCCATTATCCAGCACTTCCAACGTAGAAATCTCCATAAATGTTGTATGCTCCAGACTTGCCACGCAAAGCAATTGGCATATGCAACAATGGAATTTGTGAATTGACTTCTTCAATTGCTCGCATACTTGCTTCAGCATACTTTGTAATCTTCGGATTATCAGGCATACCATAAATCGTCAATATTCTATCTGCTAGATTCCATTGCAATGCATCCAAGTATTCAGGAGGTAAAACAATCGTATCACTTAGATTTTCAAATGAATCTAACTGAATCATCACAGTTATAAAGATTTCATATTGATTATTGGGTACAGGCCATACATAAACATTACCGACTGGAAAACCAGTTGAGTAATAAATATATTGAGGAAACGCATTAAGATTCTTAATCGAGATTCGGTTGTAGTCTTCTTGTGCTCTTAAAACTTGTAAAGGATAATCCACAGGCAGAACAGAACCACCTTGCATACGAATAAATGCAGATTCTAACTTTACAGGTCTTGTGATATTAAATTGCTGTCCAGTACCAATTGTGTACAATACTGCACCAGTCGCTTGTAAGCCTATTGTTTCTAAGTTATATACCATGTAACGTCTGCGTTGCCATTGAGCAAGCATCATATTTAGCATATTGAAACAATCGTTTATATCTTCAGCTAATGGAGTTTGTCCAACACCTATGACGTTTGCCGTTTTAAGTGCTAAAGTAATAATATCTCTAGGAGTTGTCGGCAATGGTTGGCTCATATCTATCCTTAATCTGAAGAATGGACTCCCAATTAAGAGAGTCCACCAATACATCTACAACGCAAATTAAACTACGTCAGCTACTACGCAAGCCCATTCAGGTTTGATTGCAGCGTAACCGTATAGAATATCCATACGAGTAATCAAGCTATCTGACATAACGTCATATGCTTCAATCATACGCAATGAGATTCCATCAAAGTTAGCACGAGCAGCTTGTACCACACCAGCAGTAGGCATTTCTAAGTCAGCAGTTGCTAAAGTAAATGCTTCTGGGAAGTATGCCAAGTTCTGACGATACTGTGTACCAGCAGGCATTACTAAGCTAATTGCAGCAGAGTTAGCTGGAGATGCAGTTACAGTATTAAACGCAGCAGGAGCTGGAGTAATCGCTGGGTAAATTGGGATAGAAGTTGCACCAGAGTTTACGTTAGCAGTTACAACAAACTGACGTAATGTACCTTGTGATAAACCAGTTAAACGGTTAATCGCATATACACCAGCAATAGTAATAACATCACCAGCGTTCAATGAACCAGTAATTGCATTAACAGTTAAAGTTGTACCTGTTTGTGAACCACCATTAACAGTACCAGCAGTAAATGTACCAACAGTATGAACTAGAGTTGTCTGGTCATACATCCAATCAAAGCCCAAAGTATCACGAGAAATAATACCTGTTTCATACTGGTCAGAAATCTTAACCTGTGGGTTAAATAAACCAGCTAATGAACTAATAGTACGAGATTGTGTTACTGGATCAAGAATAATCTTACGATCCATTCTTGGTGATAAGTTCTGGTCAAGTGCTGCACCAGCTTGTAGCCATTGAGTAGCAGTTGGACTAGACAATGTTGAACCACTTAAATTTGCAACTAAGTTTGCTGAAGTATTAACTACGTTCATCAAGTCAGCAGCAACATAAGCAGCTAAACGGTTAACAGCAGGAGCTAAAACACGTTCGCTGAAGTCATCCAATTGCATAGTTTTCTCAGCAGTACCAAAAGATACAGGTACGTTTGCTTGAGTAGCTACGGTTAAAGTTGTGTTTTGTTCGTTAGTACCTTGTGGAGTAATAGCTGGCCCAGTAGAAACTGTGTAATCGTTAGGTAAACGAACACGCAATGTTGAACCGATTTTAGCTCCAGTACGAGCAAACTGATCGTCATATTGACGGCTTACTGTGCGTAAAAACGCATTAGTTTGAGTAAACAGACGCACGGCTTCGTTCGTGATCTGATTAATCGTTAATAAAGAATTCGTAGTCATTTGACTCTCCATTTAAATTGAAAAAAAGGAAATACTCACTTTTCGTCTTGGCTAGAGAGAAACAATTTACGCCTGTTACAATGATTAACGGTTCATTTCGACCTATGAATTGATTGTAAATCCTATCAAAAATAATTTCAATAGGATTTACTTATTTAGCGTTTTTTTCTTGCGTTTGCAGCTCTCCAACGAATCCATGCCTCAGAATCCGATGGATCAGGTTCAACAGTTCCTAAAGCTCTGCTTGAACCACCTTCAACATCACCAACAGGAGCTGGAGCATTAGACTTCTGTTTTCCGAGTTCCTTCGTTGCTTTTGAGGATAACTTAGTCAATTCAACTCCCATTTGTAATGGACTTAAATTGGCTATTCTTATTGCCTCA